ATACGATTGCTTCTACTGGTAAGGACATTCTCTTCTTGTCTAACTCTGGCATACGCTCGTTTGCTAGAACGATTATTGAGAAGTCAGCCCCATTGGGAGACTTGTCTAAGAATGTACGCAATGATCTGTTGTCTACCATTGCTGGTGAGACTCTAACCAATCTAAAGGCTGTTTACTCAGAAAGAGATGCTTTCTATCTGATAACCTTCCCATTGGTTAAGCAAGTGTTCTGCTTTGACACAAGATTGCAGTTGCAAGATGGATCATTTAGGGTAACGACTTGGGACTCTATTGAGCCAACTGCTTTGCTTTCCCGTAGGAATGGCGACTTGTTAATTGGCAAAAATGGATATATTGGTAAGTATGGTACTTATCTAGACCATACAAGCAGTTATCGTTTCTTGTACTACACAAACCATGCTGATCTAGGCGATCAAGCGGTAACTTCTATCCTGAAAAGATTGTCTATTGTTGCCATTGGTGGCTCAAACCAGTTTGTAACAATGAAGTGGGGATTTGACTTCTCCACTAACTACTTAGCCGCAACTACCTTTATCCCGACACAAGGAACGTCAGAGTATGGGGTTGCACAGTACAACAATCCAAACAATCAGGTTGTAACGATAACCAATGCAAGCCCTGCGGTTGTTACATCTGTTGATGGCTCTGAGTTTGTGTTGAACAATCCAATAACTTTGACAACTACTGGAACTTTGCCATCGGGTTTAAGTACAGGAACAACCTATTACTGCGTTAACGTCTCTACAACTACTTGTAATCTGTCTTTGACCTCTGGTGGTGCGGCAATCAATACAACAACAGCGGGAAGTGGTACGCATACAGCAGTACACGCACAACCTTCTGTGACTAACGAGTATTCAGATGGTGTTTCGTTGCAGACCTTACAAGTCAATGCAAGTGGTTCTGGCAAGGTTGTGCAAACTGGTTATGAGACTAATATTTCAGGCAATGAACTATCTATTCAGAAGATTGAAATTCAATCTAAACGTGGCAGATTAAGTTAAGGGGAAGAAATGACAAATTATGTGAAATCAACAAACTTTGCTACCAAAGACAATCTTGCGTCTGGTGATCCATTAAAGATTGTTAAAGGTACGGAGATAAATACTGAGTTTGACAACATTGCTGTTGCTGTTGCAACTAAGGCAGAGTTGGCATCGCCTACCTTTACTGGTACTGTAACCATACCAACTGTTGCTATTAGCGCAGGAACAATTACTGGTATTACTGATTTGGCTGTTGCTGATGGCGGTACTGGTGCATCTACTGCGGCAAATGCTCGTACCAACTTGAGTGCGGCATCTTCTGGTGCTAACTCTGACATTACCTCCATTACTGGTTTAACAACGGCTTTGACTGTTGCACAGGGTGGAACGGGTGCGGCAACTCTAACTGCAAACAATGTAGTTTTGGGCAATGGTACAAGTGCTGTTCAGTTTGTTGCGCCTGGCTCATCTGGCAATGTTTTAGTATCCAATGGAACAACATGGTCATCTGGTAGCGCAGGGGTTACATCTGCTGTGGCTGGTACAGGTATTGCTGTGTCTAGCGCAACTGGTGCTGTGACTATTAGCACAGCCGCCCCTAGTTTTAATGCAGTAGGAAGTTATGTTAGTGGGGCTATAAAGTGTACGGAGAATAATACTGTGACATTTTCTAGCGGTGACTCACTTACTGCTGGAAACGGGAATGGGCAAGTAGGATCCGCCCAAAGTATTCAAGGTTTTACAAATAATTTAACAGGGACATGGAGATGGATGGCGGCATCGGGAAGCATATCTGCTGGTGGTGGTGATACTGCTTTTGCGTATGGGCTTCTTGTCCGTATTTCTTAAGGAAAGTATTGAAGACTCCTGTGGTCATTAGAAAAGATTATGTAATTTACCTAGAATTGTTTGACAATTTATTATGGTTTCATACAGATGTTTTCAAATGGTCAGCAGAGATAAAAAAGAGGTACAGATTGGATTTGGCAAAGTTAGAAGATTTAGTTGATATGCCGTTGTTGGCAGTCGTTGATGTAACGAACAATAAATTAACTAAGTTTGCTGAGTCTTTTGGGTGGGTTGTAAAAGGACAAATGGTTTTAAACAATGGCAATAAAGCCTTAATTTATGCTTCACAAGCATAAGGGAGAAGAAAATGGGTGATCCAGTATCAAGTGCGTTAATTCCTGCGGGTATTCAGTTACTAAGCAGTTCTATGGCTGGCGACTCTGCAAGAGATGCGGCACAGACTTCTGCTAATGCTCAACTTGAAGCGTCAAGAATGGCGGCAGAGGAGGCTCGTTTCCGACCAATTGGGGTAACCACACGATTTGGTTCATCTCAGTTCGGCTTTGACCCTTCTGGGCGACTCTCAAGTGCTGGTTACACAGTATCTCCTGAGTTACAAGCCTATCAAAATCGTCTGATGGGATTGGCTGGAGGTGGCTTAACCCAAGCAGAACAAGCAGGACAGCAGTATGCGCCTTTAAGTGGTGCGGCTACTGGTTTGTTCAACCTTGGTCAACAGTATTTAGCCCAAACACCTGAAGAAGTTGCTCAAAAGTATATGGCAAGTCAACAAGACTTACTTGCTCCTACCCGTGAGAGACAGATGTCTCAGTTGCAGAATCAACTGTTCCAACAAGGTCGTGGTGGTTTATCAGTAGGTGCTACTGGTGCTAGACCTAGTGGAGCGCAAGGATTAGGTGCTACAACACCTGAGATGGAAGCCTACTACAACGCATTGGCACAACAAGATGCGGCTTTGGCGGCACAAGCACAACAGGCTGGACAGCAACAAGTTGCCTTTGGCACAGGATTGTTTGGTCAGGGTGCTAACTTGCTTAACCAATACCAAACTGGTCAAGTTGGTGCATTGTCTCCATTCCAAGCATATTTGGCGGCTACTCAAGGCATTGAGTCTTTGGGTCAAGCACCTTTGGATATTGGCGCACAGTTAGGTGGTCGTGCGGCTACTGCTGGCGCACAGGCAGGACAATCGTTGCTATTGGGTGGATTAAATGCCGCAAGAACTATGCAACCAGCCAATGCGCTAGACCCATTCTCAAGAACGCTATCTAACCTTGGTGAGAATCGTCAGTTCACAAGTGGACTAGGTAACTTGTTTGGTAGTAGTCCATACTCGTACTCAACAAGTCCTTATCAGTACGGCAATCCAGTAGGTGTTGACGGCATCTTTGGCCCAACCTCACCTTTTTGAAGGAGAAACCAAATGGCAGATTCAATAGTAGGCGGTTTGTTTGGGATGACTCCTGAATCGTATCAAGATACCAGACAACTGCAAGAACAAGCACTAGCACTTCGACAGTCTCAGTTAGACCCCTATGAGGCGGTTAACTACATGGCGTCTAGGGCTGGTCAGCAACTAGGGCGTGGCATTGGTGGGTTATTGGGTGGTCAAGACCCAACATTACAGAGAATATCGGCATTTCAGAACTTGGCTAGTCAGGCTGACTTGTCTACGCCTGAAGGGTATATCAATTTTGGCAAACAACTAATGAGTGTTGATCCACAAAGAGGAGCATTGGCTATTCAAAGGGGTCAGCAAATGGCTCAAGATATGAATAAGCAATTAGTCGAAGCAACCTTAAAGGGAGCGCAAGGTAGGAAAGCAGAAGCAGAAGCAGTAAAAATAGCATTAGACTTTAACGATGAAAAAGTTGCAAAAGATACTGCAAAAACTGCTTTGACAGCACAAAACATAGACCCAGCACAAATAGATGCAATTGTTAACAACAAAGATGCAAGAACCAGTTATTTGAAAAAACTACAAGACACAACTCAAACTGTTGAGGCAAATGGTCGTGTGCTTTTAATTAACAAACAAAATGGTCAAACAATTGCCGATTTAGGAGTCGCTCCAGAAAGAGGCACAAGACTTTCTGTGGATGCAAGACAAGGGCAACAAATATCTAAAAATAAAACTGATCTTGCTGGAGAAATAGAAAAAGATGCTTTTACAGCGTCTGATCGCATTACTTTAGCGCAAAACCTACGATCTCTTTTGCCTAGAGCATTTACTGGTGTTGGTTCTGATGTTGTGTTGCAAGGCGCAAGGGTTGCTGAGGCTTTTGGTATTGATGTCAAAGGTGTTGCCCCATCACAAATAGTAGACACAATATTGAATGAAATGACAATTGGTAAAGCGGGTGAGTTAAAGGGTGCTTTGTCTGATAAAGATAGGGAGTTCTTAAAAGCAACTATTGGTACTCGTGGTTTATCAATAAAGACATTGAACTTTGTTGCGGACGAGATTGAGCGTAGAGCAAGCATTGACAGGAAATTAAACACTAGAGTTAATGATTTTGTTAAGTCTAAAAAGAATTTAAATGAAATAGACTTTGCTGAAGAACGCTCACAAGCCAAAAAGGATGTTGAAAAGGATTTGGCTAGATTGCGTGAACTGCGTGAAAAATCAGGTCAATAATAATACATATTTAGGAATAAATCATGGCACTTACAGCAGAAGAACAAGCAGAAAAAGACCAATTAGAAAGTCTATATGGTAACGAATCATCTTCCGTATTGGTTGCGCCAACACAGCCACGTTCATTTGCACAAGAGTTTGGTACTGCTGTTAAAGAAAGTTTGCCTGACATAGGCGGGTTGCTTGGTGGCGTACTCGGTGCTGGAACAACAAGAATTCCTCTGGGAGCAACTGCTGGTAGAACAGCAGGGACAATGGCTGTTAGAAGTATGCTTGGA